GACGCGGCGATGCTCTTCGCCGCCTCGTCCATCGACGACGTCGCGCCGCTGACGTCGGCGCCTAGTCTGACCTCGACACCTTCAGCCACGACCAGCGATCCGCTTTGGCCGCACCGGCAGGCTCATGATCTCGGCCTCCTGCTGGAGCTTCTGTTCATCGATGGACGGCTTCCGCTCGAGCCACGCGGCGGCCGTGGCGATGTGCGTCGGCGGGTGCCGGTCGTAGTGCTGCATCATGGCGCGCAGACGCGGGAGCGTCAGGAACTCACCGATATACTCCCACGTCCACCCCGTAGCCGCCGCGAGGTAGGCGTACACGTCCGGCCAATCTACGGGCTTGGCCGGGGTGTCTCCCCCGGTCGCGCTACCTCGAACCCGGACACCCTGACGACGGCTTGAAACGCCGGTATAAAGTTGCCGATGTCGAGCAGCTTGCGCAGCTCGTCCTGCGTCAGGTCCGGATAGTTGCGCGACAGGCCGGCGTGGATCACGGGCAGGCAATAGCTGATCTGCTCCGCGAAGTTCTTGCCGGACAGGCGCTCGCTCGCCTTCGAGATGTCCTCTTCGAACTGCTGTACTTGGTCGAGGGAAAGCGGCGCGATCACCAGATCGACGCCGCCCAAGTTGATTGCCGTGCCCGGGATCTTGCCTGCGACCGGGGCGTACCTGCTGCCGTTCGCCTCCACGGTTACTCGCTCCACGACTGATACGAGATGTTGCCGTTGGTGTCGGCGAAGCAGGCGAACTCCGCGTCCGGGATGGTAAAGTCGTCGTTCTTGAACGTGCTGTCCATCTTGTTGCAGACGGCGTTCGGGAACTCGACCCACCACGTTTTGCCGTTCTTCTGCGCCATGAACTGGAGCATGAAGCTCGGCTGGTAGCCCATCGGCAGGTTGACCACGGTCAGCTTCTTGGCCGCAGTGATCGCGGTCGACGTGTAGGCGTACGACACGAACACGGTTTTGCCCTGATCCTGCGTCGAGAAGATGTAGTTGCCGGAGCCGGTCATCTCGTACTGGCCGCCGGTCGGGCCGGTCGCCACCCGGGTGTACGGCACGCCGTTGCCGTCCTGCACGCCCTGATCCAGCGCGAACGCGCCGCTGCTCGGCGGCGTGACGGTGATCCCGCCGGTGCCGCCGGTCGCCTGCGTGCCGGTGAGGTCATGGAACAGCGCCTCATAACCGGCCGTGAGGGTCTGACCGTAGAACACCGAGTTGAACAGCTCGGCATTGATCCGGGCAAACTTCGCCTTGACCATCGCCTTGCCCTTGCCGCGGCCGACGTCCACCGGGAACTGGTTCGCGCCGTACAGCTCCTTCGACTCGAAGTCGAACGACACGCCCACCTCCTGCAGGATGCCGATCTCCACCGGCGACGACGGCGTCAACGCATTGCCGGACGCGTCGGACTGGGGAGTCGCGATCAGTACGCCAGCACCAAAGGTCCACATAGTAAAACTCCTTATCCGGGCGTCGCCGGGGTTGGGTTGAAAGCGATCCGGTAGACGTAGCGGCCGCCGGCTTCACGCTTCTTGATGATGACGGCCTCGCAGTCGCCTTGGTGCAGGGCCATCCGGTTGAGAGCGGCAGCGATCGCCTCTCCCGCGTTGCCGGGGATGGCGATCTTGGGCGAGCCGTTGGCGTGGTTCACGGGATCAGGACCGTAATCGGGACGCGGACGATGGAGGTCGACTGGAGCAGCCCCTCGGCGATCGCCACCTGCCCCTCGATATAGACGTGCTCGACGATGCCGCCCAAAGTCTGGACGTTGCCCGGGTTGCCCGGCTGCTCGACGATGTCGTCCAGCACGTCCAGCGCGTTGTTGACCAGCGTCGACGGCAGGACCGCCAGCGGGTCGCCGGTGTTGACGTAGATCAGCACGTCCGCCTTCAGCGTGCGGATCGCCGGGATCCCCTTGCCCTTCTTGACCCACTGTTCGCCGCGTTCCTCCATGTACAGCGCCGGCATCTCGCCCGGGCTGACGTCCGCGAAGTGGCGCAGATACCGCTGCATGGTCACAAACTGACCCTGCGCGTTGATGTTGGACGTGATCAGCGACCATAGGGCGGTGTAGATCTGTTCGCGCGTCGGGCTCACTTGCGCCGGCCCCGGACCGCGATCATGAACGGCTGAGGCGAGCGCGTGCCGAGGACGGCCGCGACGGCCACCGGGAGCCGCTTGGGACGCATCGTGGCTACAGATATACGTTGGCCTGTCGCCACGTCGAAGAAGACCCCCTCCCGTGCAGCCGGGGACGTCATCCCATCACCTTTCTAGCCGCGGCGGTGAGGGCATCGCCGAGCTTCTGGGTCGCGAGCGGCGTGATGTCGGCCAGCGCCGGTGCCAAGAACGGCCGCGCGGCGTGGCTCTTGGCCGGGATGTTGGCGTGTGCCGCAAACACCACCTGCCCGCCGACCTCGAACCTAAGCGCCTTGGCGGTCTTGGGGTAGACGGTGAAGGCCGGCGTGGTGAAGCCCAACTCCCACGCCCGGCCGTAGCTGACGTTGGTGCCGACGTAGTAGTCGAAGCGGTCGCCGCTGTCCTCGAACCGGGTCCGGGTGTCGCCCGGACTGCGCGCGGTGCGCTGGCCGATGGACGACGACAGGCGCCCGGTCCGGACGCGCAGCGCCTGCCCGTCTAGGTACTGGGTCTGGACGATGCGCTGCAGCTCGAAGCCGAGCGCGATCACCGTGTCGCGCACGTCGCGCCGGGTCTGCTCCGGCAGCCGGCCCAGCCGCGCCACCAGTTCGCGGTCTCCGATCAGTGCGCCGCTCACCATATCGGAGCCCTCCGCGCGTACTGCTCCATGACGCCCCTCGCCCGGTCGGTCAGGGCCTTGACGTTGAACGTGATCGACTGTTGCTCGATCGACTCCGAGGTGACGCCGATCCGGGCGCGCGCCTTGAACCAATCGCCGATCAGGTCGATGCACGCCTGCTCGATGTCGTACGGGATCATGGCGTAGGAGATCAGCACCAACTGGCCGACGTCGGCGACGTTAAAGCCGTAGGTGCTGCCGAGCGCCGTGTACTGCCCCTGCAGCGGCGCCGACGCGACCCGCACCAGCGGCGTGCCGTTGGCGTAGGTTACGCCGAGATCGCCGGCGCTCCAGCGCGCGATGGTGGTCAGGGTCAGCGACGCCGGCACGACCTGCGGCTCGTTCGGGATCATGTAGCCGGCGTTGTAGGTCCACTGGACGTTCTGATAGCCGCGGCAGAACTGAAACCCGGACAGATAGACCTGCGCCTCGTCGAAGGTGTAGCCGGACGGCCCGTACGGGAACGGCACTCCGGCGTAGGTCTGGTTGACCGGCGTCAGCTGCGGCCGCGGCGGGATCACGATGCCGTCGATGACCAGCGACGTGATCGACGTGATCGGGGTCTGCTTGGACGGCATCGTCGGCTGGCCGAGCCCGTTGCGGGTCTCGTTGTACTGCTGGTTGGCGATGATCCGCGACATCCAGCGCTGCATAAACGACGAGCAGGCCGAAATCAGCCGCTCGAGCAGCGAGTGGTCGATGGACGCGAAACCGCCGACGGTGTAGACGCCAAACGACGTAGTGTCCACCCCAATCGAGAAGTGCGTCGGATCGATAACCGTCACCGGGTAGGTCTGGCCATTCACTTCCGTCATGCCGCCGACGCTGGTCAGCGTTACCGGCATGGTGGAAAGGAACGCGTTGGCGGCCGGGGTCGTCACGACGCCCGGGTTGGTGTTACTGATTCCGGAGATCGGGACCGCGGACAGGTTGAGCCACTGCGCCGCGTTGGCGTAGATGGTGAGGTCGAGCGGGCTCATGGGAAAAAGGGGCGCGCGCCGTTACGAGGAGGCCAACGCGCGCCCGGTCCGCTATTAGTTGCTCATGCCGGTGATGACGCCAAACGCCGGCGGGAAGTACACCTGCAGCACGCCGTCGAAGTAGACGCCCATCGTCCGTTGCATGGTGACGACCGGCCACTCGACCGACCAGTAGTCACGCCGCAACAGCTTCCGGATCAGGTTCGGGACGTTCGACAGCGGGTACGGGTTGGTCCGGCTGTAGAACAGCGCCGTGCCCTGCGGGATGAACGGATGCGCGTGCACGTCCAGCCGCGTGTTGCCGAAGCCCACCTTGTTGTTGTACACCTTGAGCTGCGCCGCCGCCGACAACCCGTTCTCCGAGGCGTCGCCCATCACGAACGGCGCGAGGTTGGTGTTGCCGTTCAAGATCAGCGCCGACGCCTTGCCGTGGTCGTACGGCGACATGAAGATATCGGTCGGCACGAGGCGATAGTTGCTGATGCGATCGCTGATCAGGTTGTCGAACTCGGTGATGCCACCCGACCCGGAACCACTCGAGGTCAGGGCCGCGCCGCCGAGGTCTTTGACGTATGCCCCGGAGCCGCTCTTCACGATCTGGGTCAGGATACCGTCGTAGGTTAGCGAGTTCAACGACGTGTCGGTCGCCGGGATGGCGGTCGCAGCTTGATTCGTGCCGGCCGGCGCCGCGTTGATCGTGACGCTCGGATAGCCGGTGATGGCGACGATCTTCTCGCTGCCGCCGCTGCCTTCGTACCACGCATAGCCGAACGCGCCCGTGACTGCGGCGACTTTGGCGTTGATCTGCTGCGTCGACGTGCCGCCAGACAGCGTCACGGACAGCGCGGCGCTCTGAATGCCGCAGAAGCCTTGAATCGGTGTCGTGGTCCCGTCCATGTTGGCCCGGGTATACGGCAGCGGGACGCCGGTGGACGACACGCTCGCCCGGGTCATGCCGTCGAACGTGAGCGCGACGCAGATCACCGAGTAGGTGCCGTTGCTGAACGAGCCGCCGGTGTTGCTGACCGCGCCCTGCGTCGGCGTCGGCGTGGTCTGCAGCGCCACGCTCGAGTTGCCGCCGATGTCGAGCAGTTCTTCCGCTTCCATCGTGGCCTGCAGCGTTTCAGTCGCCATCAACGCCATCAGGTCCTCGAACGTCAGCGCCGCCATGTACGCCTGCTCGGTGACGAAGTTGTCGAGGCCCTGCGTGCTGAA